GCCAACCAAACATCATCGTGGACTAATACCAAACCATCCCAATTTTCTTCTAAAGCTTTATCTATAGCTTTATTGTAAGCTTTTGGCAATCCTGTATTGTTGTTTAAATCAAAACTAATGTCTATATCTAAATTTAATTCTTTTATGCTTTTTAGCAAAGATGTGTCATTTGGATTAAGTTTTCTGGTAGCTGAAAAGAAAGCAATTTTCATATTTTAATGATATCACCCCTATTTAATTTGTCAATTTGCTAAATATATTCATGAATTTGTTTAATTTTGAATATTTTACTGAAAGAGCAGAAATATTGAATGAGATGGCTAGACCCTTCGTTTTATTCGGTGCTGGAACTCCCGCTAATGTGAAATATAAGGAATTAATGAACCAATTGGTGGAAGAATACCCAGGAAAACAACCCACATCTTATAGAATTACATTAGATAAGTATTTCTTAGATAAATTTAATGAAAAATATGAAATTTATAAATTTTCAAAACAACAGCTTTCAGATTATATTGAGTCTAATTTAAAAAATATAGCTTCTGTAATGTTTGATGATGAAAATGCTTTAGATTTAAGTGATGAAGATATACAAAATTTTGAATTAAATTCCGATTCTTCTTTAATTGGTGATATTTTATATCATTTTGAAAACAAATTAAATAAAAAAGATTATAAAGCATTTATTAAGAATTTTTCAACCACTGTTAAAAATAACAATAAATTAAAAATGTCTTTAAAAATGATAAAGACCTTAATTTCTGAAGATGAAGATGAATATGTTTTAAGTGGAAATGAAATTGTTAGATATGAATCAGATGGCGCAAGTGATGCAACTGTAACTAGATCTACTATAGAAAAAGTATCAGATGAATATAAAGAACAATTTAATAATAAAGATTTTATTAATTCTTTAGTTGCGGAAGATGCTATAACATATGCTGAGACAGCATCGGAAAGATCAATTAGAACAAAGGGAATGGAGAAGGCTAGAGTTGAAACTACTGGTATTCAATTTAAGGAGTTTTCACAACTTGAAAATTATTTAAAACCTACTTTGAAAGAATTAAATCGTGACATGCATAAACGAAATATAAGTTTAGGTAGAGGAGGAAAGGGAGGATCTAAACAAGAATCAGAAATTTCAGATTCACAGGAATCTGATATCGGATTACCTTTTTCAACATTATATATTGATAATATCTTAGATATATTATCCAGATTAACAACAGAAATAAAAAAATTACCAACAGGAACCTCAAATGATATATGGGGAAAAAGAGATCAACAATTAGAAAAATCTAATATTATAATAAAGCCAGAATATTTAAATTATGAAATTTCTGTTCCAATGCAATTAATAAAATCATTTTCTTCAAAAGAAATTGAAGATGTATATACAGCATTTGAAAATATATATGATAAATTTGAAAAAGATAAATTTGAATATACAGAAAATGATTTATCTAAATTAATAGATCGAGTTAAAGATAAGAATCCAAAATTATCTAGTCTTTTAGAATTTTTCAGAACATCATTAACTGGAGTTGAAAAACAAAAAAATAAAATCGAACAAGATCGAACATTTGTTGGATATGATGATGATTTAATTAGAAAGTATTTCCCAGATACTGAAAGCGATGAATTTAAAAACTTTACAAATTGGTACAGTGCTAAAACAAAATATGAAGAAAAATTAAAAAACGATCTTTTAGAAAGAATAATTAATTATTTGGCTAGTATGAAAGAACAAATGACATCAGTAAATGATGAAAAGGAAATGAGTAGTGGTTCTTCTGATATATTAAATAAATTACAAACTTATGAAAATAAGATTCGCAGTTTAGAAAAGACATATAAATACAGACCAACCGAACAATTAAAAAATGAAATTGATAACTTAAAGGAAATCGTGGATTCTATCAAATCTAAATATAATCCCGAACAGGATGAAGAAGAATACACCATAAATTATATGACCGAGCAGGTCAAAAAAGATAAATTAACACATACGAGTGGTGATTTTGTAGAACGAGGATTTAAAAAACCAATAAATTATTGGCATTGGACTCAACTAAATGAATAATAAAAAGCCCCTCATTAAGAGGGGCTTTTTGTTTTAATCTTCTATTTCTTCTTCGTAATCTTCTTCTAGATCGTCTAGCGGAATTTCCCCAACTTTATTTCCATATGACCATTCTTGTTTCAAACGAGATTCAAGTTCTGGTAACAATTTATCCCAAATTTCATCTTTCTTTCTCCAAGATTTATAAAAGCCTAATTTTTCACCAGTCCAATCGCTGTATGTTGCTCCATTAGCAACAACTACACCCATTTCTTTCATGATGTCAAGTAAACCAAAATACTTGTCCAATCCTGTGGCGAATGAAAGATACATCTCACCTTCAAGATATTGTTTAATGAAACGATTCTTAACAGTAAGTGCTCTAATAATAACACCAGAGTAACTTTTCTGTCCAGCTGCTTTAGTATCTTCGATTGTTTTACCTCCATCATCTTTTACTGGCTTTCTAGCTAATTGAATGGTTACAGAAGGCAAATAAATTGATGCTTTACCTCCAGCAATATTCTTTTCAAGTGTTGGATACATCTGACTGGGGTCATCATATACATGATTTGTCATCAAAATGGGAGTTTTAGTTAATGTAGACATATTTGTACATGTCTTCAATAAACTTTTAATGCTTTTGGCAAAAGTTCCCATATCTGATGATGTATTTTCTTTATCCATTCTACTAAGTTCTAGTTCACTTTGTAAGTTGGCTAATGAATCAATCGCAATGATGAATTTACCTTCTAAACCTTTTTCCTTTACGGATTTTAATAGTTTATAAATTGAGTTTCTTGTATTTTCAGCAGTTTGAACATTTACATATTTTACTTTACTGGTATCAAGACCCATTTTAGAAGCACTTTCTTCATCAATAGCACCTTCTGTATCATAAATTACAACTTGCATGCCCTTTTTTTGGGCATTTGCTAAGATTTTGAGAATGAACCCCGTTTTAAAGGTTTGACTCGGACCAGCAAATTGAGTAACTCTGCCTCTAGGAACACCACCATACAATGAACCAGAGATCAGTGCATTTAATACCATTGATCCAGTGTCAATCCAATCATCAATTCCAGTTATTTTACTGTCACTGAGATATGATGAGTATGGTGTAATATCATCGATGCTGCTTAATACATCATCAATGTCTTTTTGACTGCTGTTTTTGGCCATATCAAAGATCGTTTATAGAGATAACCCTTGGGTTATTTTGCTGTGGTGTTTCTTGCGGTGTGTTAATTTTTTGATATTGAGACACGATACGTTCATCTAATTCAACATCAGCGATTGCGATATTTGATTTGGTATATGTCCAGATATTCTTTTCACGACTTTCTTTGCTGATGAATTCAAAAAAGAAGAGTGGAAATGTTTGAACTTGAAGTTGTCCTGATGCTTCTGGTTGAACATGAATAATGACTGGATTATTGATGCTGACGGTGTTTGTATCTTCAGCTGCAAGAATACCCATGATTGTTCTTCCGATTTGGTCTTGTATTACGATATGTTTTTCTTTCATATAAATCAATTTATCATATATTATAACGAAGTCAACATCTTTCGATGTTCTTTTAAAATTTCATTAAATGCTTTGCCGACATTGTGTTTTTTTGATGCTAAAACAATAAAACGTTTCATCAAAGCTTCAAAGGTTTTAATAATCAAAGCGTGTCTTTTACTAAATTCTTTATGTTTTGTATATTTTTTACCAAAAATTATATCTTCAAATATTTCTAATGTATAGCCCATGCTATCAACAGATACAGCTTCAATTTTTCTTTCTATTATTTGTTTTTTTGGCGGTGGTCGTTTTTTAATTTTTAAAATTTGTAAACGCAACTCTTCCATTTTTGGATTCATAAATGAGCCTTCATCTAAACCCTGTAGAGCATTTGATATTTTTTGATATGCTTCATTTTCAGCAACATCCAATCCCTTATTATAGGCTTCGTTTGCACTAATCATTGTGTTTCTTCTTGTTTTGTTTTATTTCTAGGTTTTCCTAATTTACCTATTCTCATTTTTTCTCTAGTTTCTGAAGTGTGTTTTTTCCCCAAATTAGCCTGTCTTAATTTTTCTTTAGTTTCTTCTGAACAAGGTCTACTCAATTTTTTTCTTGTTTCTTCTGAAACTTTTCGCCCTGTAAGAGCCAATCTTAATTTATTTTTAGTAATATCAGACATTTTTTTACCTATATTAGATTGTCTCAATTTTTCTTTATGTTCTTCCGACATAGGATTTAGCAACCTTGAATCACTCAATTTTTTCTTATGCTCATTTGAAAATTTCTTACCACGTTTACTTTCACTAATTTTTTGTTTGGTCTCATTTGATAATTTTTTACCTTTATTGAATTCACTCAATTTGAGCTTTGCATCTTGTGACAAAGGGATTCCAGTTCTATCATTTGAAAATTTACATAAATTATATCCTTTATCTTTATTAGTAGAATCATACAATGATATATAATATTTTTCTCGCTCTAATAGAGAATTATTATCTTTCAGTTTATCGAAATTTTTAAACGTTTCTATTATTTCTATATTAAAATTATCCCAACCATATTTTATTATAGCATTCCTTAACAGAGATATAACACTAGATTTTTTGTATGAATTTTTATGAAAATTTATTCTTTGTCTGAAACAAACTGTTTTTCCGATATAAACTTTATTATTAACATTACAAGTCAACTTATAAATACCCGCTTCATTTGGCCATTTTAGAATATTTTTCATTCATATATTTAGTCATATGGCTCCCTTATTATAAGCTTCTTGCGCGGTCATATAATTAATCTTCTGAAAAGAAATCTAATAAATCAACTTTAACATTCTCGTTTGGCTTTCTTAAAATCCAACCAACAGCTTCATAAAAAAATTCAATATTTCTATACATTAAATTTTCAAACATTTTTTCATAATCAATTTCAAATTCTTTTTTAAATTCTTCGGGATAGTTACCACCATATCCAACAACGTTAATATTATATCTGTTTTGCTTTTTAACATTAATATATTTGATTTTATCACCCTGTTTTAATTTTGGATATTTTCCACTTAATTCCAACTTATCTAATAATACATTGTGATAATATGCAGCTTTCATATGTTCCTGCATTCCTTTGGAAATTTTTTCAAAACCATCACATTCATTAATATACT